GCTTTATCAACCCATTCTAATTCATCATTATCAAAAGGTACATCTGATACATTTTTATAATGCATGTTAATTCTATCAATCAAATTAAGTTTTGATAAATCTTTTCCTTTGATACCAAAGAAATCTTTTTTTAATAATTCTTTATAAGCAGTTTTGAATACTCTAACTGAACCTAGATATTTGTCTTGAATCATTTTTTCGATTCTAACATCTTCTAGAACATTTAAGAAAGAGTGTTTAACATTTTTCTTTTGACCATCTTCTAATAAAGATAATGGCGTATATAAGGCATGACCCACTTCGTGAAGTGACATCATATCCATAACTGATTCTGATTTATCTTTCCATATAGGTAAAACAACTTCTCTAGTATTCGGATTGAAACTAGCAGTAGAAGCTTTTTGATAAGATACAGTAACATCTTCCTCGGCCAATAATTTGACTAAAGTCGATTTATCTTTAACAGATTCTAATTTTACTTTTTGGATTTGTTTTAGTGGTCTCATAGATTTTCTCTCTCTCTTTTTACCTAATTTACTATACCAGTATGACAGGTCTAGCAGGAATTGTCAAGGCCTATAATGCGTTGATTTATATAGGGTTTTTCAGATTTTCGAAAATAAGATTGTACAAATAATGAACAATTTCAGTGGTTTACGAGGATTTACTGTCTAGATGAGAATGATTCTCATTTGGACTTTTGTAGTCTTTTGACTGTTTTATTGAGTTTTTTCATTGCTCTGTCTATTTTTAGTCTAGATACCTTCTGTGTAAAGTCTGTACCTTCCATATGGTCGTATTCATGTTGAAAGATTCTAGAGGGTAATCCTACTAATTCTTTCTGATGTTTCTCACCTTTCTCATCTTCATATTCAAATAGGACTGCATAAGGTCTTTTGACTTTGAGCCAGACACCTGGGTATGTCAAACAACCCTCATCCATAAGAATTTGTTCTTTTGATGTTTCTAGTATTTTAGGATTGAAACATGTAAGTATTTTTCTGATATCAACATTTTCATACATAATGAAGACTCTTTCCATAATACCTATTTGATTGGCAGATAAACCAACACCTTGATAATGTTCCATAGAGTCTATTAAATCTTGTCTAACCTTTTCTCTATTACAATCTTTACTTACAGATTCTATACGAACTCTTAATGCGCGATTGTTTGGTTCTAATAATTTTGATACTTCACTCATTTAGATTCTCCATATTTAAATACATATTTTGACCATAGATAACTTCTTATGATACTAACTATTGTAAATATTATTGCAAGATGAAACATAGCCCATACTTCTATATAAATTCCGTACAATGGAAATATAGTTAATTGTATAATAATAGAAATGATTAATCCACTTCCAATATCTAAGCTTCTGTGTGCTAAATGTTTTGTGTTTGTCATGCTACCACCATCTTACTAAAGTTTTTATTTTTCTCAAATTTAAGTGTGTGTTTAAACTTGTCTACTAATACATCTTGTTTATGACTTATCACAAATACATTCTCACCTTCGAGTGTGTTTAATATTTTTAGGAACTCATCTGTTCCTGAACTATCTAATGAACTATCAAATATTTCATCTAATACTAATAGATTGGTATTGGTACTATTTTTCATTTTAGCAATTGCTCTCCATGTAAATAATAATGCCAAGTCAATTCTCATTTTTTCACCTTCACTAAATGAAGCATATGTAAAGTCATCACGAAATCTTGATTTAATTGTTTCATCAAAGTTTTCATCTAAAGTAAAGTTTACATAGAATTCCATAGATGCCAGATACTTATTAATCAACTGATTCATAATAGGTAAATACTGTTTAATAATCTTAGTCTTAATACCTGTGTCTTGTAACATAGCTCTTGATGCTTCTTTATAAACCTTTTCTTCTTTTAAATCTTTTCTGTTTTTTTCAATACCATCAAATTCTGTTTTAAGTACTTTTAGTTTTTCTTCATCTGAATTATTAATAGTACTTTTTTCTAATTCTGTAATCTCATTATATAATTTTACTTGATATTTTTCTAATTCTTGTATGGATGTATTTAATTGTGCTATCTTAATTGAGTTATCTTGTATGTTACTTGTAATCCCACTTATCTCATCTAATCTATTTTTTGTTTTATCTAATTCAGATTCCATTTTGTATAGACCATCTAAAATATCATTTGATTCATCCTTTTTAATATCTATCATTTTATCTTTAAAGTCTTTGTCTATATGTTGTTCACAAGCAGGACAATCTTCATTCTCTGATAAGAACTTAATCATTCTATCTTTTTCTTTCTTTTTCTCTATAAGTGTAGACTGTAAATCTTTTAGTTTTGTACCTTTAGATTCTACATTAATTTGGTCTGTTACTGATTTAAATAATGTTTTTTGATTTTCTTCTAATGTTTTTTTACCATTTACTTTTTCATCTAACATTATTGAATTAGAATGATAATCATTTTGTTTTGATTCTATTATTGAACCTTTATTAGAATTAGTTTCTTTAATATAAGCTTCTTGCATAGTTATCTTTTCACTAGATAACTTATAATTATATTCTACTTCTTGTAATTCTGTAACTAAATCTTTTAATCTTTGTTTTAGTAACATATTCATTGTTGAGAATATTTTAATATCTAATAAATCTTCAACAACCTCTCTCCTAAATCTTGCCTTTAATTGCATGAATGGTATAAAGGTTGAACTACCTAAGATAACTACTTGTGTAAATGAACGATAGTTTAATTTAAGTATTTGTTGTTCTAGTATTTTTTGATAATCACGATTGTTCGCTTCTTGATTTAACATCTTACCATTTTGCCATATTTCAAATTTGTTTGGTTTGATACTACGAATAACTTTATACTTTCTACTTGCAATACTAAACTCAATCTCTACAACTGCATCCATAGCATTAACTGTGTTTACTAATTGAGATTTAGTAATTGTACGAAATGGTTTTCCAAACAATGCAAAACATAATGCATCAAGCACTGTAGATTTACCAGCACCATTCTCACCTATGATAAGTGTAGTTTCATTACGATTCAAATCTATTTCTGTAAATTGGTTACCTGTAGAAAGAAAATTCTTCCAACGAACCTTTTCAAATTTTATCATATTATTCTAAGTCTAAGTCTTGAGCTTCTGTGTATAAGGATTTCATTTGATTCTTTAATCTATCTTTACTTAAATCAATAGGTAAGTCATCAATGTATCTGTTTAATAGTGTTACTGTGTCTTCTGTGTTCTCTACAATATCATCTGATACCGAACTTGCATCTAGGTCTGAAAAATCTTCGACAATTTTTATATCAAAAGCATCTGCTTCATATAACTTGTCTAAGAATTGGTCAAACTGATATAAATCTTTTTTAACTACTACAATCAGTTTAACATACTTGTTTGCATATTTTGTAATATCATGTTCTAGATAATTTTCTTTAGTATCATCATAATATATTTTTTCATGTATGGTATATGGATTTACTATTCTTTCTAGCTCTCTTGTTTCTGTATCATAGATGTGGAATCCTTTTTTATCTTCCCAATCATTCCAATACAATTCATATGGTGTGCCAAGATAATAGATTTGACCATCATCTGATTTGTGGTGAAAGTGTCCACTCATAACTGTATCAAACTTTCTAAAGAATTCTTTTTCACGACCGCCCTGTGATACGAAAACATTCTTGTTCATTTGAAAACCATTAATTTCTAAATGACCCATACAGACATCAGCTTTAGTATCATGTATCATACCCTCTGCATAGAGTTCATTTGATTGTGTAATCCACGGCATGAGTAGTATTGGTAGTCCGCCAAAATTTACTTCGGTTGCTTCATCATAGATGTGAACATTTTTATGTTTACCACCTAACAATTCTGTAAGTGAATTTACTTCACTTGTATTCTTATAATATATGTCATGATTACCAACTAACATATGTAAGTCAATTCCTAAAACTTGAAATGGTAATATGAATCTCTCTCTAAAGTCTTTTGCAGTACGATAGGATACATACTTACGCCTATCAAAACAATCACCTAAGTGAAGTACTGTTTTAATATTGTTCTGTTGTAAATATGGAAAGAATACACCTTCATAAAATTTATAAAAGTATTCATTAAAATTCACATTATCATTTCTTGCACCGAAATGAGTGTCAGTAATTATCGCTATCTTCATTATTTAATATCTTGTTTTTCTTCAGGGGTGTCCATAAAGGTTTCAAGACCTTTTTTGGTTTCTACTTTTTCTTTTTTCTTTACCTTGTATACATCTTCATCAGGCAACATAATGTCTGGGTCAAAACCTCTTACATCATAAACTGTATCATCACCTTCATTTACACAAAAGGTTTGATACTGTTGTTTCTCAATCATCTTATTTTTGATATGAGTTTGTTTTTTTTCTTTTTGAATTCTTCTTAAAAACGCATAGTATATTATTTGTGTAAAATATGCGAATGGATTCTTTGATTTATTTGGGTCAAAGTTATGTATATACTGTAAACAGTTTTCGATACCATCTGATACCATTTCTGAACGATAGGTATAGTTAATGAAGTTAGGTCGATAGGACAATCCATTTGCTATCTTTAAGAAACATTCACCTATGTAATTTGTTACTTGTGGTCTTTCCTCATCTGCCTCTTCAGCCTCTTTACATATTTCTTTCCATGCAACCATAGCTGCGTGAAACTCTTTGTTGTCTATGTAGTGAACACCTTTTTTCTTTGTTGTTGCCATCTTATTTTCCTTGATGAGTTATTATGATTACCATCTTACTAGGCTGAACATAATATGTCAAGTAATATTAGTATTATTTGCTAAATACTTTAAATTTAATTTATTTGCTAAATGCGTTGACAAACCTTGTTGAACCTATTATAATCGCTATGTCCAGCCGGGTAATATACTATAGTACTAAAGGGATGTTTAATGTTTAGTATCACTACAGGGTAAACTGTCGAATTCTTCTTCTGATAAATCATCCTCTACCATTTCTCTTTCTTTATTATCACCACTTAGCGCAGAGATATATCTGTTAAACATTTCTTTTACTTCTTCTGATGCCTGTTCTTCTTGTTCTTCTGATACTTCATTATTAAATCTAGGTTGTACAATAGGTTCATTTGAATTAGCATCAACTTCATTAAATGATTCTAACATAAAGTTATAATAATTATTCAAAGCAAAAGATGCTGAAGTAATTGTGACAATATTTGATTTTTCAATATCAAACTCATCTGATTCAGTAAAAGGTTGTAACCAACGAGATAAAGTCAATGCCTCGACTACCCCTTTCTTAGTTACTCTATTCTTTAATTCCATTTTTAATGGATGTATTATGTGTAGTTTATCTGAACCTTCATCTGTGCGTTTATGTATACAAGTACAAACGATACTCTCGCCGTTTGACAATTTTATTACTCTAGTAGTATTATCTTCTGTCATATCGTTATTCCCATAGTTACTTACTATTTATATCCTTATCCTATCTATCTCGTAATCAAATTCTTCTTCATTATAAATGTTGATTCTCTCTAAAAAGTGATTCAATGTAAAATTCTTTCTATCCTTATATGTAAAATCATCAGCTATATCTAAAAGGGTTGTTTGTATATCCCCTTTATCTGACTTCCGCAACCCACGGCCGATACTTTGGAGCACTCGTATTCTACTCTTACTTGGAGATGCGAACACGATATTATGCAAGTTCCTAATATTAATACCAGTACTGAATGTACCATACGACGCGACAATGATTGCATTTGTTTCTTTCTCTGTTATTGCTCTAATTTCTTCTCTTGTTTCTGTGTCTGTTCCACCATGTATGAAAAATACTTTTCTATCAAAGTCTTTCATCATGTTATACAACACTAGTCCATGTTTTTCAACTAATTGATATAAACATAGAGTGTTACCAGTCAATTTATCGCAAAGTGTCGTAATGAAGTCATTACGGGTCTTGTGAGCCACAATATACTGTAGTTCTTCACTGTATTTTAAATCCTTTACAATCTTACACTCATCTTCTTTATGTTTCAAAACGATACACTTAATTTTAAGACTAGCTAAAGTATCCTTATCCATTAACTCTTTTGTAGATGTTACCTTTTCTACTTTACCAAATAGACCTTCCAAAACTAATCTATGAGTCTGTGTACCATCTAAAGTACCTGTCATTCCAAAACGATACTTACAATTTAAAAGTTTAGTCATAATGGTTGTTAATGACTTAGATTTAAATAGATGTGCTTCATCTCCAACAACACATCCAAAATCTTCAAAATATTTCTTATCTAATTTATAGATAGACTGCCATGTTGAAATGACTACAGGTTTATCTGTTACTTTTTCATGACCTTGATATATTCTATGTAAGTATTTATCATTCCAACCATAGTCAATAAAATCAGAATACATTTGTTCTACCAATGATGTAGTCGGTACAAGTATTAATATTTTTTTTCCTTTGAGTAAATAGTTATAAAATCTTATTAATGTGTAAATGATTAATGACTTTCCACTAGCTGTAGGTGATACTAACATACCTCTGTGATTACTCAATGCATATTGTATTGCACGAATCTGATAATCTCTTACTTCTAATTCTTTTCCTTTTGATTTTGGTTTAAGAGATTTTACAAAGTCTGTTACTTTTTTTATATCTAAATTATCTGAATCATCTACATCACTATCAACTATACATTGTATGTCGTTTCTTTCACAGAATTCTTTGATGTAAGATAATAGACCTACATATATTTTTCCTGTCTTATCAGAAAATAATCTTATTTTACCATCCCACATTTTATTTCTAAATGCTGGCATGAATTTATGACCAGGCACTTCAAAAGTAAAGTAATCTACCAATGCACGACATGTACCATCATTGTCGCATTCTACTGTTAAATAAACTTCGTTAAGTTTAAATATGTGAATTTTGTAATGTGTTTGGTTCTCCATA